CAGCGACAGCACAGGTACTATCATGTACGGAAGCGATACTTACGATCTCTACGTATTTGACGGTAGTAACTGGCAGGTCTATAACAACAGCTAAACACATGAGCGATATTACAGTAATTAACGACACCCAACAATCGGAGTTGGTAACTAACGGACTTGCTAAGAATGGTGAGTTATATTTGAAAGCTGATGGTAGTACCGATGCAGGTGCTATTGTTGTATACGACAGTGGATCGTGGAGAACGTTTGCTAATGAAGCTAGTCCTAGTTTTAGTAACCAGTATAGTGTAGACTTTGACGGTACGGACGACTATATCGATTTAGGAACCTCTTCAGATTTAGCACCTGCGAATATAACGCTTATGTGTTGGTTTAAAGCGAGCGGCACACTTGGAAGTTACAACTTTTTAATGTATCAGTCCAATACTATGTTCGGAGCTTTTCGTTTAACGTATAGAATTTCTAATAAATTCGAGTGTATGATAAGTGGACCGTGGGGCTATTCGAACATAGAGAGTAGTTCAACATACACATTGACTGACTGGCATCATGTAGCGATGACTTATGATCAAAGTTATTTGAGACTTTACGTGGATGGCGTTGAAGCTAACTCTGTAGCTCAAAGTAACGCACTAAGTTACAATGGAAGTAATACTTGGATAGGAAAGGGTAATGCCGCCCAAAATGCGGAAGGTGTAATGGATGAGTGTGCAGTGTTCAATACTGCTTTATCTTCTTCCGATATATCATCTATCTACAACAGTGGAGTACCTGCTGACATATCCTCTTACTCCCCTGTCGGTTGGTGGAGAATGGGCGACAACGACTCCGGCACTGGCACTACAATTACGGATCAAGGAAGTGGTGGAAACGACGGCACTCTTACCAACGGACCTACTTTCTCAACTGACGTACCATCTTAATAACTATGAGCACTAGACAATATGTAATTCTAAATACTGATGAAGTAAGTACCGTTAACTTTGACGACATACTTGAAACATCAGTGGATACACTAAGATATAACGTAGCAGGTGATGAAACCTTTGTTAAATACGAAGGAGCTAAACCACGATGCCTATACGGAAAAGATACCCTTAGTCACTCGGCAATGTTGACCGTGTTGGCTGGGGAAGCTTGGACACAACCTGCGGAGGAACTATAAGACATGGCTACTTTAAACACAGTCACATCATCCACCCGTCCCGCTTCGCCAGCTGCTGGTGAGGCTTACTTTGAGACGGACACTAATAAGATTATCGTTTGGACAGGGTCTGAATGGACAGAGATTGTTTCGGATACCGCTCCTAGTTATTCTAACACTTATAGCTTGAGCCTAGATGGTACAGATGACTATGTTTCTTTAGGAAACTCTTCAGATTTAGCACCTTCAAACATAACGCTTTCACTTTGGTTTAAAGCTAGTGGTTCCGTTTCCTCTTACAACTATTTACTTATCCGAGAGGGAGGGCTTTATGGGTCTTATTGTTTGCGGTATAGAAGTAATAATAAATTTAGTTGGTTTTTAGGTGTAACGGGGAATACTCATCTTGATGGTGAATCTAGTTCAACATTCACTTTGACCGATTGGCATCATGTTGCTCTCACTTACGATCAAACAAATATTAAATTATATGTTGACGGTATAGAGGAATATTCAGCAGCCGAAACAAGAGCGATAGATTATACCCCTAATAGTAGTTATGGAACTGATAATACCACAATCGGGGCTGCACCATTTTCGGGTCCCGCAGAAGGATTAATCGATGAGGTAGCTATATTTAATACTGCTTTATCAGGATCAGATATATCATCAATCTATAACAGTGGCACACCTGACGACTTAACTTCTTACTCGCCTGTTGGATGGTGGAGAATGGGAGAGGACGATTCAGGAAGTGGCACAACTATCACAGACCAAGGTAGCGGAGGAAACGACGGAACGCTTACTAACGGTCCTACCTTCTCCTCTGATGTCCCTAGCTAACCCTTACTAATAACTATGAGAAACTACGTAATAATTGACGCTTCGGAAGTTCCTTCTGTAGACTTTAATAACGTTCTTGAAACCTCAGCTAATACCCTTCGGTATAATGTTGCGGGAGATAAGACCTTTGTTAAGTATGAAGGAGCTATGCCACCTTTTCTATTAGGTAAAGACACTTATAGCCACGCTGAAATCCTTGAGGTTTTAGCAGGTGAAGAGTGGACTGCCCCAATGGAAGAACTTTAACCATCAATACTAAATACTAATATGCCAGATACATCATCTATATTCTATCAAATCGGTCAATCGACCAAGAGTGCTATTGCAGTTGAGAAATCACGTGCAGAAGCTGCTGAGGCTACATTACAAACGAACATTAATTCGGAAGCCTCCAGTCGTGCAAGTGCTGACTCTACCCTGCAATCTAACATCGACAGCGAGGCTACTAGCCGTGCGTCTGCTGACTCTACCTTACAAGGTAACATTGACACAGAAGCATCAAGCAGAGCATCCGCTGACTCCGCTATCCAATCCGAACTAGACGCTACTCAAAGCGGTGCTGGTCTTGGTGCAGGTGGATCGTACTCCGCTAACTCCTCAACCAACTACATCACATCTGCTGGTTCTTTGGTTGCTGCTGACGAAGCTCTCGACTCACAGATCAAAACTAACGCTGACGCTATCTCTTCTGAAGCGAGTACTCGTGCATCTGCCGACAGTACCCTTCAGTCTAACATTGATAGTGAAGCTTCTTCTCGTGCCAGTGCTGACTCAGCTCTCCAAAGCAACATTGATGCTGAAGAGACTGCCCGTCAAGCTGCTGATGCGACCCTTCAAACAAACATCAATGACGAGGCAACTGCCAGAGCTTCTGCTGATACGACTTTACAGTCCAATATCGACGCTGAAGAAACTGCACGTATCGCTGCTGTTAGTGGTGAAGCTACTGCTAGAGCATCTGCTGACACAACTCTTCAGTCGAACATCGATTCCGAAGCTTCAACTGCTCGTGCTGCTGAATCTGCTCTTGATGTTGCCAAAGCTAATCTTGCTGGTGCTGCATTCACCGGTGACGTAAGCGGAACTAACCTTGTACTTAGCGGTAATTTAACTGTTAACGGTACAACTACTTCCGTTCAAACCACTAACTCCGAAATCAAAGACTCTATTCTTTTGATCAACGACGGTGCTGCTGGTTCAACTAACAACTCGAACGACGCTGGTCTTATCATTGAGCGTGGTACTGGTGACGGTGGAAACATCGCTGCTGTATACGACGAAGGTATCGATAAGTTTGCGTTCTACAAAACATCCGCTACTTCTGCTTCTACTGACATCAGTGGAGACGACGGAAGTGCTGAGTTGATCGATGTTAAAGCTAACGACGTTGTTCTTGGTGACGGAAACAATCTTGGTTCATTGGCAGACTTTACTGCTGCAATGGCTTAAGTTTATATCGCTGAATGAGTGCGAAAGGTAACAAAAGAGATACATCGTCTCTAACTTTTCGTCTCACAAGCTCACAAAAGAAGGAGGTAGCTGGGATCGCTAATACGCTCGGTCTCAGCTCCTCCGCTCTTTTACAGATGTGGGTAACACGAATCCTGAACAATATGAACGGACGTGGTGACCACTCTGAGATGCCGAGAGACAACAAATAATAACTTATGAAGGATCACGTAGAAGGAGCTAAACTTGCTGATGGTTATACTGAACTGTGTAAGAATGCAGTTGGGTACATGAAAGCTATGGAGGAATACAACCCAGCTTTGATGAACGCCATAGGCAAGTGGTTAAAAGATAACAACATCACAGTGGATAATCGTAGTGGTAGTAATGTTAATGAATTAGCTAATGAGTTCAAAGCGTTACCGTTCCCTGAACAACAAGACGATATACCCGCAGAGAAACAACTTTAACTCTTCCCTACTACTCTAAAGGAGTCGGCAATATAACGTCGGCTCCTTTTTATTTGATACGATGAAGAAGAAACACCAAGAGATACCACCACAACTACGAGACTTTAGAAACTTTCTGTGTCTTGTATGGCGACACCTTAACCTGCCTGACCCTACTCCGTTACAGTACGACATGGCTTTATACTTGCAAAATGGACCTCGTCGTTCCGTTATTCAAGCATTTCGTGGGTGTGGTAAGAGCTGGATAACCTCAGCGTTTGTTGTTCATCAACTACTACTAGACCAAACAAAAAACATACTTGTTGTGTCTGCCAGTAAGAATAGATCGGATGACTTCTCTACCTTTACGTTACGTCTAATACAGGACATACCTGCACTACAACATCTACAACCATCAGAGAACCAACGATTCAGTAAGATAGCTTTTGATGTTAGCGGTGCTCCTGCTTCTCACGCACCCTCCGTTAAGTCGTTAGGAGTAACATCCCAGCTGACTGGTTCCCGTGCTGATATAATCGTAGCTGACGACGTAGAAGTACCGTCCAACTCACAAACACAAGGACTACGGGACAAACTAGACGAAGCTGTAAAAGAGTTTGATTCTATTATAAAGCCCCTAGAAAGCTCTAGGATTGTATTTCTTGGTACGCCCCAATGCGAGGACAGTCTGTACACTAAACTATCAGAGAGGGGCTATGAGCAGCGTATATGGACAGCTAAGTATCCGAATGAGGAAGAAGCTGACAACAACTACGGCAATGCCCTTGCACCCTTTATACGGGATAACATAACTCCTGAGAGTACTGGTACTTCTACAGAACCCCTACGCTTCAGTGATATGGACCTAGAAGAACGTCAGCTGTCGTACGGTCGTACCGGGTTTGCGTTGCAGTTCATGTTAAACCCTAAGCTGAGTGATCGTGACCGTTATCCCCTAAAAATAAACGACCTTATCATTCACGACGTTGACGTTGATACTGCCCCTGAAAAGATCATGTGGTCGTCAGACCCTGAGAAAGCAGATAGAACACTACCTAATGTAGGACTGGCAGGAGACCGCTACAAACGTCCTAGCAGCCTTGTAGGAGAACTAATACCGTACACAGGTTCCGTGATGTCTATTGATCCTTCTGGTCGGGGTAAAGACGAAACGGCTTACGCTGTAGTCAAGATGCTTAACAGTCAGTTGTTTGTTCCGGATGCTGGTGGTATTAAAGGAGGGTACGACGAGGTAACATTAAAACGTCTCGTCTCCATTGCTAAACATAACAAAGTTAACAAGATCGTTATAGAGTCTAACTTTGGTGACGGTATGTTTATGGAACTGATTAAACCGTTGTTTCGTAATGAATATCCTGTGACGATAGAAGAAGTACGTAGTAGTAAACAAAAAGAACTAAGGATTGTTGATACACTTGAACCTGTACTTAATAGTCATCGTCTTATTGTTGATCCTAAAGTTATCTCTAACGACTACCAGTCTGCGTTAACGTATCCTATAGAGTCTCAAGCTAGGTATATGTTGTTCTATCAACTATCACGGATAACAAGAGAACGTGGTAGCTTGGCTCATGATGACCGTCTGGATGCGTTAGCTATTGCTGTTGCTTATTGGGTAGAACAAATGGCTGCTGATGTTAACAAGAATATGTACGATAGAAAGAACGAACTACTACAAGAAGAGTTAACAAAGTTTACTGATAGCTTTTATAAACGTAGTAAGGGTTCTTCTAAAGCGATCCTTTGGACGTAACGTTGTTACTTAGATAACAAATCTCTTACCTATAGTTAATATATCTCTGTTATAACTGTGATGAAGTAGTTAGTTTAAATACAGTAATATGTTATCGTTATTAGTTATAGGTTTATTTATAAACACACCTATCCTTAAATCCGTTAGAAAGAAGACGACTACTATAGCTGTTAGTTAAAACGTAAAAAGCGAAAGAACGAAGTATGAGCTTTTTCAACAACTGATTATAACGACGACACTTATAACGTCATTCGTTGTTAGTTGTTTTGATGAAGAGCTACTGTTCTGTTAAAGTGTACAGTTAGTACGACTAACGCTCCGCTAGGCATTATACCATTTAGTAACCATTACAGGTTGAGTGTCAAGACTAGAGTTATAAGTCGTTGTATATCAGTGAAT